CTCCATTGATGGTAATGGCTGCGAGATCAATGTCGGTGTATAACTTGGCGTTTTGTGGCAATTCATGGGGCCAGTATGTGTTTTGTTCAGGAGAAAACATATATCCTACTAAGTTGGTTATGGCTATATCTGAGGTCGTTAAGCCCACGAAAGATACTAATGCCTTCTGTCGTACGCTTGCCCCGATGGTTCCTGAGGCTCTTAGGATACTTACTCAAGCACTTGGTACTGAGGGGGAGCTTCATTCCCATGTGTATGATATAGATTGGGATAAGGATTTGCCAATTTCTACAGGTACATCGTCAGGCGTTAGGGGTGGCCCAAAATATCGTATTCCGCCCAGCGCGGAGTCCGCAGTATATAGAAATTATGGTGTTACGGGAAAGAAAATGGAACAGGAGCCATACATGCGTAGTCAGCTGCAAGCGATGAAAGATCAGGCAGTGAGAAATGAGCAGGTGGAAGTTGCTGATAATTTAGTAACCGAGGTGTTGAAACATGAAACTTTTACATCCTGCGAGAAAATGACAGAGGCAGAATTCATAAAGTCTCAGATGAAGGCTCGTTTGTTTAACATGAGTTTTGGGTCCGCAATGTTGCTGGAGAGAAATGTCTTTGGACTTAGGCAGAGGTTGGAGCGTGGGGACACCATTAGAATTGGCATGAAGTGGTGGCATGGGGGCGCTGACGAGTTGGTTAGGATATTAAATGGTAAGGACTCTGATATGATGTATTCGGATGGCGATTTTATCAAGTATGATTTTGGAATTCATCGTATTCTCATTGAGTTGTATTGTGCATCTGCGGGAATATATTATGATTTCAAGAATAGGGACCCCAGGGCTTATAAGCGGATGCTAGCCGCGGCAATGAAATACTTGACTTTAAGAGTTACACACATTTTTGGGACAGAGTGGCGCGCAATAATTGGACAAATGCCATCAGGGGCCTATTGCACTAGTCACGGGGATTCGTGGATTTTAGCATTCATGTTCTGGCTTTTTGTGGTTTGGACTAAGCATTCTTATCCAGAATTTAGGGAGCGGCTCGAACAGTACACCCTTAAGAGACTTATAATGATAATCGTTTATGGTGACGACCATGTCATTGGCAATCCGCGCGCTGTTGGGGGAATAATAAACGAAGCCCAATTTGCAAAATTCGTAGGTAGGTTCTTTGATATGCGAATAAAGGATATGAGGTCAGACGTTCCGCTAATCTCTAAGCCAAATACGACGGGGGGGATGTTGCAATCTGGAATTGTATTCTTAAAGAGGTATTTAATCACAAAGCCGGCCCACTTTGTGTCAAAAATTGATATGCCTGAGTACTTTCCGTATCGACCAATAACTGCTTATTACCATAAATTGGCTTTTTCAAATTCTGGTGGTGAAAAATCCGAGTATGATTTTTTGCTATCGTGTATCGGCAACGCTTACGATACAATGGGCACAAATAAAGTTGCTTATGACTTTATACGATTTGTGTATGCCTATGTAATGACTGCGCTTAACGTTACTTCGTCAAAGATTTACGAACATTATACTAGTCGTATGGCTGATGCGCATGAGAGAGATTTGTCCAGGATAATGAGGAAGTGTGGAATATCTGCTGATGAGATTAAAATGGGTTTTCCCTCGATGGAGAAATTAGAGACAATGCACGTTCCAAGAAAAGGTTATCATGACCTAT